CGCCATGGACGCCGAGGCCGAGCCGACAAAGAATCGTGTACCGATACCAGTCTTTCGAGTGCTGAACCATCTGATAGAGCGCCCTCTCAGCGCCCCCAATTCCAAGGCTTTCAATCGCGAACCAGATTCTGGGAAGATCGTTAGACGTGGCAACAGCAGGTTTCTCGACAGGCTCTGGAACAATCTTTTCAAGGATCGGTGCGAGATCAGTTCGCATCGATCGAAGCGGCTCACAAAATTCTTGGACGATTTCCCGCACACGTTCATGTCCAGCCGAAGAAATACCAAACATCTGCTGAAAGAATTTACCGTAGCCGCCTCGGTAGTCGTGGATTGTGTATGGATACCCTTCGACCAGGCTCATCGCAGGGATATGGTAACGGCCAGGACGCCACCGATCCTCGATTGAAATAGTCGGGCATCCAGCAGCGATCGCCTCCAAAACCAAACGGCCCCACAACGCATTTTTCTGGAGATGCACGTACGCAAGGCAGGAATCAAAGAGCCATCCAAGCTCAAACAGAGAAGGCCACATTGGAATGATTCGAACGACACTTTTCTCGTCGTCACCAAGAGCAGAAGCGTCATGCCCCAAGTAGTAGATCCAAAGCTCTCCATTCCCTTGGTTCTGTCGAAAAGCCCTCCAAGACTGAATGAAAAGATCAACTTCCTCCAAATCATCAGAAACAGCGAACCACTCAGGCGCATCCCTGTCCTCAAATCCTTCAGGAACACCCAGCCGCATAGCGAGATGACGCCCTACGCCTCCCAATTGATTGCTGCATACATCGTTCCCCGCATCGGCGAGTTCGTCCATCTGAGAGCCGTATGGAGTGAAAAGAAGCTGCTCAAATTGCTGTTTCCTATCATCGACAAGCGGAACGACAATCACATCCGTTGTATTGTGGCTCGTTGGAACCTTGAAAGAATCGATATGGATCGCGCCAACCACCTCGTCAGGAACATCTTTTCGCACAAAAGAACGGTTCAACCCTTCATCAGCCGAAATCCGAACAGGAGCCGCGACACCGCCTTCCTGCAGGCTTCTCGAAATCTCCTCAGCCCATTCAACATCGCGCCGCTGGACCTGATCGACATCTTTTGCAAAACTCCCCACCACAGCAACCAATGGACGAGGCACAGGATTCAGCACGTCCCAAAAGTCCCAAATCCGTTCGTCCCATGTCCAAGACCCGATTGATGCTCGAGCGTTCCCCGCAAGAATACCGAACGTGTAAGGATTGCTTACAGCTTTGATCGCGCTCGCAATGTCCGCTGAATGCCTCTCCACGAAGAACCCATTCAGCCCGTGCTGAACAACTTCTGGCATCACCCCAACCCGTGTCGTAATTACAGGCCGACCAGACGACAACGCCTCCAGAGGTGGATTCGGCGTCCCTTCGATATCGCTCGCACAAACATAGCAGCTGATGTGCCGATAAAAACGCTCGCTCATCTCGTGGTGAGGGATCGGATTCCCGTCAGCGATATCAGAAATCTTCAGCTTCACGCCAGCCGCCGTACAAGCTTCTTTCACAAAATCCAGACCCTTGCAGCCCTCGGCATCAGACGAATCACCACACCAGCCAACCGTAAATTCATCCGGGTAAGGGAGCGCCGGGAACAGATTGGTATCGACCCCATCCCTGACCACGACGAGAGGGCATCGCCCCTTATCCCTCTCCAAATACAGGTTCTTGAATCCATCGTTCGCAAACTGGATCGCGCTTGCGTTCGGAACAACCATGCTCCAGAACAAATCGTTCTGAGGCCAGCTGTACCCATCGTAGATACAGACGACAATCCGTCCCTTGAATCCAGCAGCGATGAGCGGAATAACGGCGGGCCACCATAAGCAAAGGGCCGTGCCCCATCGAGCACGACCCTCGTTTATCTCTTGCAGCGCGGTTGACTGCGGCAAAACATCGATCTCGAAACGGCTAGAGAAATACTCCTCAAGTCTCTTGCCTATCCGAAAGAAAACATGCCCTGCACGGTCATAGACAACCAGCACCCGATCTCCACACTTCTCCACATCTTTCTCCACTTCAGCCGAAATGATCGGCCTAGAACAGCACCATCAGCTCCCAGGTGCAACCGGCCAAGGACGCGCCACCGGCAACCTGAGTGCCCGGCGAAGCGTAGACCAGCACCTTGGTATTGATGTGATCGAACTCGGCGTTGTAGCCGTACTGCTTGGGAAGGCACAGCACCTTCGCCTCGCCGGAAAGGATCGCAGCCTTCACGTTGTCGGTGAGGGTCGCGAGAAAGTCGATGGGATACCCACCGGTGACGTAGCTGGTGTCGCCCAGAACGGTGTAGATTTGGCGCTTGTCGGGACCCTGCGGGTTCTTTCCGAACCGCTCGCCAGTGGTCAAAGTCGCAGCCATGATAGACTCCTTCATGCTCAAGGAAAACGAATGAAACCTGGACGCCGAAGCGCCCAGGGATTCAAAACTTCAAGGACTCCTAGTCGTTCAGGACCGCGGAGCCGTGGACGACGGCATCTTCCCACATGTAGTTGATGCCGAGGCGCATCGAAATGACGATCATCAGAACCTGCGCCTGGATGTCACGGTCGGTTTCGATCTTCATCTGACGGTGGAAGCCGACCATCATGTTCTTCGCGTCGCAGAGCAGGACATCCGTCGAGTCCGTACCAACGCCCAGGTTCTCTGGCATCAGGCCGATGGCCCGAACCGGAATACCCTGGTAGGCAGGCTCGCGGTCGCCGGTCAAGAACGCATCACCGACACCGGTCAGGCGATTGGAGAGCGTCTTCACGTAGTCATCCTTGGCCGCTTCCGACGTCAGGAATGCAAACCGCTTCCGGTTCCGCTGGATGTACTTGTTCGGCATCGCCCGCTTGATCGAACTGATCACGGTCGTATTCAGCCGCGCACCAGCCGCATTCACGGTATTGGTCGTCGCCCGGGCACGGAATCCGTTGAACAAAGCCAATAGGTCGTCGGCGCTGGTCGTATCGCCGTTCAAGATCAGGTCGTCCAGGTCCACCGCTACGGCCTCGGACAGCGCAGACATGATCGTCCGCTGCATCGCCTTCTTCTCGATGTTGTCTTCCAGAACCTCGTCAGTCAGGTACGTCGAACCGATGACCTTCGTCGAGGTGATCTGCACCTGGGATGTGGTCGGCTTCACCCGGTCGGCGGAAGCGATCGCTTGGCCTTCCAAGCCCGGGCGCAGCACTCGGCCAGCGAATCCCAGCTTCGGGAACTGCGCGGTGTGACTATTCATGCCCTTGATGGTGACCATCGGCATCAGGTTGGCGAAGGAAAGTGTCTCCTTCAAGAAGTGCTTCGCTTGCTCGGGCTGGAGGTAACCTCCATCGGCGCTCAGGTCAGCGACAGCTAGATCTGCTTTTTGCAGCAAAGTCTCGTTGTTCGGCATCGGGAAATCCTCCTACTAGCCTGGTTATCGTTTTGCGGCTTCTTCAGCCTCTAGTTCACTCGCTAAATCTGTGCTGCCCCAAGCACTCTTCGAAGGCTCTGTCTTCTTAATGCCTTCCTGTGTACCGCCTCCAGAGAAATTAGGCACTACTGCCATCTTCTGGATTTGGCCGCGCTGCTTCTTAAGATTCCCTTGCAGCCCGTCAATGATATCCGACATCCGAGTGACTTGCCCCGCCAACTCGGACATCGATCCAACTGACCCCGAAAGAACATCAACCTTCGCCACCAAATCATTAAGGCTCTGCCCCAAGCCCTTCAGTTCGGTGAGTCCAGTCTCGATGCTCTTCAGACGATCGGTATATTCTCCAAGCTCTGCTTTCACGACCGATAGAGCGATGGTTTCCACCGCGCCCTTGTCGACCCCTTCAGCTTGCTTGGTAATCAACTGTTGGAAAGACTCGAACGTGTCAGCGATACGAGTCAGTATTTTCTCGAAAGGAGCATTTTTGTCAACCCCTTCGTCGCCTTTCCCATTATCAGGATCGCCGGCGCCGCCATCAGCCGGATCCAGAATAGTATTCTTCTTCGCGATGTCCGGGTGATCCTTTAGCCACGTCTTCGCCTTGTCCAGATCCCATTCCGCATCTTTCCTGAACCGAAGAGCCTGGACCACCATCGAGTCGGCATTGCCACCCTCGGCGACCTTATCTTCATTCAGCTTGCCGACAACGATGTAGATCCCCTTCGCGCCACCACCAGTCAGTTCTTTCGTTTTGAACGTGTCGGCGCGGAAGTCCTTGGGATCACGAATCCGATACCGGTACTCGTTATCAGTCTCGTCCCACCCAGGCTTTGTGATCCCGACTTTTGTTTTCATGAAAATCCAATTCGTTTCACGGTTCGCGCCAGCAGGAACAAAACTCACCTCATCGGTCTTGATCTCTTTGAGGCGGTATTTTTTCTTCTGGTCGCCGTCCTTGTCGTAGAAGAAATCACTTGGGTGTGGCATGGCTCCCTCTATTCCTCAGTACGAATTCCAATGCCGCCGATACTGAAAGCATTGAGTTTGCCCGATTTGATATCCTTCCACAACTGACCTGTCACCTCTGCCATAATCAGCCAAGTCCCTTTGACGATCTTTCGACCTTCGATGATGAAATTGGCCGGAGCAGTATAGGATTCCACAACAACCGCCTCGCCAACATATCCACCCTCGTGGTTGACCTTGAAGTTCCGCGCAGCTTTGAGATAGAGATGTGCAGCCTTCCGCACGTCTTCAATACCGTAGACGTCGTCTTGCGTATCTGGCTTCAGCGGCGCTCCATCCTTGCCGTCGTTAGGCTCAAGCACCAGACCTAAGACATAATGGGCGTCGTCGTCCTTCTTCGTCTTAGCCTTCTTCTTGCCAAGAGCAACCATCTCCATCGGGAGATTGAATTCGGACTTCCCGACTTCGTTTCCCTCACCCGGATCACTACTCACCATGTCGCCAAACAAGACCTGAGACAGCGCTCCGAATAACTGATCCAACATCGCCTCCCAAGGTGCGTTTTCGATCCGTTTCGTGACGTCTCTTAAATCACCGGCGACCTGAAGCATCCCTGAAAGCGACTCGAACTGATGCTCGGGAAGCCCGAAGTCGACCCGCTCAAGATCACCCATTGGTAAACCATCGGGAAAGACCTTGGACAGTTCTGATTTTTGAATCTCGACGTTCAGGGATCGCACCATCGATTGAGCAACCGCCATCGCATCGAACGACTCATTAAAGAACGCCTTCGCCTTCTTCGTGGCTTCTTTCTGGCTCGCTCGAATCGAAGCACTGCCGTCCGGTTGGTCAAGATCTAAACCGCCAGCGCCTGGTGCAAAATCAAGCATCGCTCGACGATAAGATTCGCGCCTCTCACTCGATACAGGAGCAATTTTGAGCTGACGAAGTTTCTCATCCAACTCATCGACATTGCCACGGATGACCAATGCCAAATCCATATCATCAGAAGTAGCAATGGCCATCTCATCAATCGAATAAGACACCTCTGGCAACTGCTCTTTGATCGCCTCGAGAAGATCATCCTCGTTATATCCGTCCCACTCAGAATCACGATCGCTGCGCAAAAACAACGAGATGCCGTCCTCGGTAACCTCGGTATCGAACGCCTCGATGATTGGACGAGATCCAAATCTTGAGTGCTGCGGGACTCCATCAGTCGAGATCTTTTCCGATACGACACGTGCCTTCCAGCGAGCCTGGACGATCATATCCTTTGCATCGTCCACCATCGACCGATCGCCCCAAGACTCTGTGCTTAGCTCTTGGAGATGCTTCTCAGACGACTCGACCCCTTCCTGGATCTCACGAAGGAAGTCGTTATTCGAAGCATTGGCACCGCCCGGGAAGTCGTGCTCTTTCAATTCCTCAAGAAAACTGACACGGCTCTCCATCGTACGGGTATTTTCAACCGCGTTAAGGTACGCAGCCTCACGGGTAGCAATAGAAGCCTCTTGCCTCGCAACTTCGCCGTCGCGCTCCACCCTTGCGCCTTCTGTCAGATTTGGAGTCGCAGCCCGTCGCTGCAAGTTGCCTAAAGTGCGTCGCTGATTTGCCAGTGATCGCTTGGAGCGGACCAGCCGATCCTTCTGCTCTGATACATCTTCTTTGGTGGGGTGGTCGTTCGAAAGTGGACCGAGAAAGCGTCCGAAGCCGTCTCTCGGATGACTCTGCTCGGCCCACTGTGACAGTTCTTTTCGCGCAATATACATCAATCCCTCTCAGATGAGGATGCGATGATTACTTGCCGTCGGCGTCGTTCTTCTTGTCCTCGGCCTTGAATTCCTCATTAAGGTCGCCGGAACCCCAGGCAGGCTTGCTGTCGCCTTCGTCGCCGCCCTTGTCGTCGGTGCCTTTATCATCGGCATCGCCGCCTTTGTCGTCTCCGCCTTTGTCAGCATCACCACCCTTGTCGTCGGCGTCGACATCTTCCTTCTTCACGGCTTCTTCGATCTTGCCCAGCCGCTCGCTCAGACCCTCCAGAGCATCGGTCAGCTCCTTGCTGGCCTTGCCATCGTCACCGCCAGTACTACCCTTGACGGACTCAGCCAGCTTGCCGAGCGCCGTGGACAGAGCGGTCAGCTCGCCCATCTGAGCCTGAGAAACGGCACCATCCTCGGCGGCGTCGATCTGATCAGCCAGCTTGGAAGCACGCTCACTGATCTGCTTCAGCGTACTGGACACACCAGACGCCTTCAGCGCGGATGCGAATTCGTTCTTCAGAACACCAGCCAGAGCGATGACCAGGCCCGCGGCCTTCTCCATGCCCTCGGGAACTTTATCGGTATCGCCAGCCTTCTCGGTGATCTCCGCAATCACGGATTGGAGCTGTTCCACCAGCTTGCCGATGTCACCGGAATCTTTGAAGTCGTCGGTGTCGGTCGCCTTGATGAATCCCTCCACCGTCTCTGCGTGGTCGGACACCTTATCGAAGGCGACATCCTTCATCTTGGTCAGTTGCTCTGAGAGCATTTTCAGAATCGCGATCATCAGCATTTGTCTTTCCTCCAGTTATTCGGGAACACAATGTCGTTCTGCTTTAGGCTCCCAGGACATTCCGTTGAGCCTATAATGCAGTGCAGTTGGCAAATACACAAGAATTTCTTTCACGTGCATGGGACGCTCTGCATGACGACGCATCTGCACAAACAAATCCACACACAATTTCGTGCGCTCTTTGACATGAACATTGATGCCGTCATTCAGAATCACTCTCGGTGGATCGACCGCCATCGACTTCATCACAGCTTTGACGATTCCTTGCTGTACATCTTTCAAGAACTTCCTGTCAAGCTGCATCAGGCCGACCAGCTCCTCACCGAATCCTCGGGGCATCCCGGCCACAGCACTCTGCAGCTCGGCTGGAAGCACAGCATTTTTTTTGCTCATCTAAATCCTCCATCAAGATCAAGACCTTGTAACAGTCCTGCCAATTGTAATCGTCGTCGTGCGACAAAGAGCATGGTACGGCGGCATCCCCATCCCCTGTTCTTTCATTTGTGCAATCGAGTCGTACTTCGATTCAAAGCCGCCGTTCTCTTTCGTCCGCATCAACTCGCTGAACTTGCCCTCTGCGTTCGTCACGCCCCAAACACCACCAGCCTTGCGTTCGGCCCACGGATTCACGAACCTCGCGGCAAGCGGATCGACGGCAGCAACAGCCTCAACCTCGCGATAGATCTCGTTCACCACACGAACGTCGATAACCTTCTCGTGGACCCAAAGACAATTATGAACCACCACCCCCGCCGCAATGTATGTTGGATCGTCTTCTACTTCGAGATTGTACACATAACAGGCACGTCGAATCGTCCGAACAGCAACGACTTCCTCTAGCCTAGTGCCCCTGCGATACTCTTCAAGACTACGTTCTCGGGGTTCCCCTGATTCAATTGGTCCTCCGTAATCCTGACCAACTTCCACCCCATCTCCGCAATCGCTTGTTCCTTCCTCTCGGTCGCACCCTCCCTGAACCCCTCCCGGTGCCAATACGCCCCGTCCGCTTCGATTGCTAGATTGTGCACCGGAAGAAAGAAATCGACATTGAATCGCCCCACCGACTTCTCCACCTCGAAGTCGATTCGATTCTTCTCCAATACCTCCGCAACCACCATCTCCAATTGCGAGGCTCCCTTTGAAATCAGAGTGCACCTCCTCGAACAATAACTCTTGCCCTTGTCTGCCTCCGATTTCTTGGCGACAAACTTCTTTCCGCACTCCGCGCATTCTATCGTTTCCCGGCTTTCCTTCCACCGACATTCCCGCGAGCAAGTGCTGCGCGTTTTTCCTGATAGAAACTCTACCGGTTTGATCTTGAATTCCTTCCCGCACACGATGCACAGCTTCACCAACAACGCCGAATCCAATCCCTTCCGACTCGCTTCCACTCGACATTGATGTGAACAGTGTTTCATCTGCCCCCGATCCACATAGCACTGCTTTGTTATGAATTTCTTGCCGCACCACCGGCACACCATCTGCACATTGTTTTTTCGCGTTCGATTGTAGCAGTCCCCACTGCAATACAGCTTCCTGTTGGCCAGCGCCTGAAACGTCCTTCCACATCCCTTGCAAATCTTCTCTATAGACAAGACTGTCTCCTTTCCGCAGTTTACAGATATGCTTCCAGCCATCTGCAGTAAGGATACGATGCCTTTTTGTTGCAGTCAAGCGACCACCAGACGACAGTTTAATTTCAATCAACTCATCGTCAACAAACCGTCTCGAAGCAGTCAGCACGCGACGTAACAGCCCAGAACCAGTTACCACAACATCACCAGCATCAATGCTATCTATATTCCTTTCACCTAATTCTGTACTTATCTTTGTTTCACCTGAAAAGCAAAATTCTGTTGTTTTTTCATCCTGAATTGAGTAGGCAATCACCTCCTCGATCCCTGCCTCCGTGTATCCAGATGCCTGAGATTGCCCTCTGGCGCGACCCACAGCCTGGTTCGCAACCACGCGCCAATAGTTCGACATTTTATTCGCGTAGCTCTTCGGAATCTCGTCGCCGAGCAGCTTGTTGATCTCCCTCGACCCCAGACCTTCCTTCAGCCCGTTCTCGATAATAGTCTTGGCCTGACCAGCGATTGTTTCACTGTTTCTGCCAATTTGATCCCGAACATAGAACGTCGACGTCCTGGCCAACGACTCCATCGCCTTCTCGTCCGCAAGATTCATCGACCCTGTGATAGGCAGCTTCTCAGCGAGGCCACGCTTCACCTGACCGAATACATCGCTGGCACTCTTTCCAAGCGACTTTCCCAACGCTGCAGACATCTTTTTTTCAGCGCTGGCCGGGAAAAACATCGACGCCTCAACCAGCACATTCGCTCTCGCTTCCTCCGTCATCGTCGCCCACGGCTTGCGCAGCTTACGAACCAGCTGTGCAACGATCTCGCGTTCAGATGAGCCGGTCTTCAGGACAATGTCTCGATACGCTTTACGCACGGCGTCCAAGAATCCCATCCGAGATAAAGGATTCGCCTTCGCGATCGCATCCAGCGGAAAAAGACGAATCAAATCATCTTGCGTCGCGTCCTTGACCAGCCACTGTTCAGCAGCGCTTTCATCGGCCCACGAAACCATGGCCTTTTCATAAACGATCAAACTCGATCCATTGCACACCAGGACGTCTGCAATCGTCACCGGCAGCTTCATCCCTTCCAGGACTCCGTACTGCCCATCGAACCGACATCCGGCGACCCTCTTGACGAGCTTGCCATCCCTCAGAATGACAAACCCATGACCCTTGGAGACTTGAGGCAGCGCGATCGACAGCAATCCCGTTCCGCCATCGCCATCGACGTGCAAAAAGCGATCCCCTTGGACCGCATCCACCACCGCAACGCTGTCATTGATTAAAACAAGATTCATGTCTACCCGTCCAGGCCCATCTCTTTGTCGCGAAGCTTCAGTTGCTCTTGCTCGCCGAAGAGCAAGCTCTCCTTGATCTGTCGCTGGACCTCCAACCCCTGACGAACCTTATCGGCCACGTCATCGACAGTGATTTTCCCGTCACCATCGTCACCATCGTTTTCCGTGCCGCCATCCGTACTGCCATCATTCATCGGCGCAGGCTCATCCCCTTCGGGAGTAAACCCGGCCAGAGTCATCGCAAGCGGTTGTTCCTGCCAGCCAGCATCAATCTTCTTGAACTGCCGATTGAAAATAATCGATGCAGCCTCTCGACCTTCGCCTGGCGTCAAGATGCCCTTCTCCACAAATCCCTTCGTGATATCGGCAAGAACCTCGCTATCTTGAACCGTTGGACTATTCGATTCGAACTTCAGATTCAAGATGCCCAACTCATTCACCAACAAGAAACGGTTGATCCAGAAGTCAAACGAATTCCTCAATGGCGAAAAGATCTGCTCATCAGCAAATCGCAACGCTGCATCAGCCGTCGCCCGATTGAAATCCTTCGTCTTACCCCTCAGCAGCGGCGGGATTCGGAAGGACGACCCGATCTTCTCCTCGCACCGCTCGTCATATTTCAAGAACAGCGCATCGCCATTCTGGACGTCGTTCAGCTTGATCACCTCGATCTTTGGCACGGACAATTTCTCGCCAGCACCATATGGAGCAGCCTCGAGGATCAACATGTCGTGGAAGTTCGCCTTCCCCTTCACCTCGTTTTGGATATGCCGCTGCAGCCGCTTCTCTGTACTCTCTGTGATTTTGCCACCAGAACAGAGCATGATCATCGCAGGGACAGCTTTGTTGTTCAGGTAGCTTCCATTTACCTCTGCGGCGTCGCGCTGGCCGATCACCTCTGGAATGACACCAGACCACCTCGGCACGCCATAAGGAGAGTCGTCGCACCAAATGCGCCAATGAATAACCTCAGTTGCTGGCTCGTCCTTGGGATGATCTTCCTTCCACGCAGCCCAAGCCTTTTCGATCTCGCCCTTCAGCTTGGCCTTTTCGTCATCATCATCGATATGATTGGTCCACTGGAATTCGTAAACAATCTCGCCGGTCTGACGGCTGATCAACCGAGGATCGCCGAACGCCTTGAAATAGACGAGCCTTCCATACCCAACGTACTGCATGTAGCGCCGGAATTGACGATGGCGAGGAATCATTCCCCATGTGATCGGCGACGTTCGCACTCGCTCCTGAACGACAACAGGCTCCTTGATAGTGATGCCAATCCGCATCTCGCTTGACGGGAGAAGAATCCCTTGCTGCGGCTTTCCAGTAGCCTCGCCACGCAGCAGCTCCCAATAAGCATTGCCGTTCGTTTCGACCGCAATTCTGGTATTGATCCGCAAATCCACAAACGACCCATCCCTATGAAATCCCTCGAAAAAGTAGTCAGATGCAAATTGCTCCCTCAATATCCGATCGGCCAGCTTCTTCTGCTCTGCTTCCACTTCGCCATCGGTCGGCTCATATGGATCATACTCTTCTTGCTCCAACGCAAGGATCGGGTCGCCCTCCATCGTATGCTCGATAATCAGCGCCGTCGTGATTTGATCCTCAGCCTCATCACTATCAGGATCAAGTCGTGGAATCATCGTGTGGCCGAACGATTCAACATTCGTCGCGTAGGATTCGATGTTCTCCCGCAACGACCCAGAATGCTTCAGCCAGTACGAAAGAAGCTGCGGAGGCAGAGGCGGCTCAACCGCACCACCTACAGAAAACGTCTTTGCCTGTTCGTCATCGGTATCGATCATATTGGATCGCTGTGCGACGAAACCTGCACTGTCATCATTCCCCTTACCGATCCGAACAATGTACAGGTTATCTCCTTGGCCAGATTCGTTCGCCATCGCAAATCTCCTTCAGATCAGAATGTCGATCATCTGCCCCACTCTGCATGTTTTTCACATTCTCGTCAAGCCGTACACATCGACAGCGCAGCAATTATCATCGCCACAACAAGATACCGAGCGACATGCATCGCTCGGCAAAAGGAAGGATTCTAGGCAGGGTTATCTGGCAGAAATGTTCTGGAAGGATGGGCCGCTTTCGGCTCTGGAAGAATCGTCTAGACGCTAGTTTCCTCCGTGGCAATGCCGATGAGTTGGATGAAGAACTTTGTCAGCCTCTATATCACGATCGGTCGCTCGTCTACGCAGCCGCCCAGCTGTGCGAACTCGAACCTCACGATCTGTATTCTCGTTGGTCGCCATCCACCCACCTCTGCTGTGCAGACAATCGATACGGACGACCACCAGCTTCCCGCTCACTTTCGCAACGTACCGCTCTCCAATCTTCACATGCTTCCTCAACATCGTCGTTCTCCTCTTGTTGACGTTCAGTTATTGACGTTCAGCCGATGGCGATCACCTTCTCGTTCGGATCAATGATCTCGGGCTCTGGATCCGGCGTGGCCACCATCTTGTTTTCCAGCTTCACAATCTTGGCCTTCTTCTTGGCGACATTCTCCTTCGCCTTCTTCTCGGGCTTCGGCTCGATGAAATGCTTCTCGTCGGCAGGCAGCGGTACGGTCGCCAGCAAGCCCTCTTGATGCCACCAGACCAGCGCGGCCCGGGTGATCCTGCGGATCTGCAGCACGCTCGCCTTCGCCCTGGGCCTGTCGTTCAGCATGGTGGCGGCGTCGCTCTTGAAAAACTTGCTGACGTGGACCGGCAGAATCTTCGACACGTCCTTGGCCTCTCCCATGTCGTCGATCAGCAGCTTGAGCGTCCGCTTAGCCGTCCCGATGGTGGACTTCGACTTGGCCATGGTCGCCAAGTGGATCGTATACAGTTCGGTGGCGAGGTTCAGCGTGGTAGTCTTGTTCGTCTTCTCAGTCATTGTCATTGTCGTTCTCCTTTGCGTTGATTGTTAGCTGCGCAGCTGCTAGCCGATTCTTTTGCCATTTACATGATCGATGTGGATGTAGCCGTCGTTGTTTTCGTTTTCCATCATCATCTCGAAGCGATCGTTGTCGGTGCGAGGTGCGATGGTCGAAGGATCGATTGGCGGTTGCTTCGAATCGAATGCTTCCTGAATCGCGTTTTTTGTGCAAGCCGGGAAAATTGTGAAGCCAACCGAGAAGTATTCTTTGGTGTCCAGCCCTGCGGCGCGCAGTTGCGAAGAGTGCCTGGCCTTGAGTTGTTCCGGCTTCGCCAGCGGCACCTTCGTGTCGGTTCCTGCCTTGACGATCCGAAGTTCTCGCTGTGCCTTGGTGTAAGTAATGAGGTAGATCGTCCGGTTGTTGTCTTCGTAAATTTTCGCTTCTTGCATCGTCGTGTTCCTTGCGGTTGTTCCTGAATACAATTACACATTAGAGGATTTTGTCACACGATGCAAGGAATAAAATCAACTTAATGCGTTTTTATTCCGGTGCTACCAATAGAAATAATCGTCTGGATCTCCATCGGGCTCGCCAGCCTCTGGATTGTTGAATCCCATGGCATCAAATGAATCCAAATCGTCGCATTGCCCGTTGACCGAACACAACTGCCTCCGAATTGGATTGCATCCTTTGCAGCACGGTGCTGCTCCACATTTGTATTTCTGATCCATCGTTCGGTCCTTCCATGTAAATGGATCCAGTATTTAGCGTCTACAGCATTCCGCCTAAGTCGATCGCCGCCGTTGCATGCTTTGCCGACCACCTGCCGTTGTTGTTCAGCTGGCGCTGCCAGGCCACGGCCTTCCGAGAGAAAATAAAGCCGCTAGAATTCAGTTATCATCAGCATGAGTTCCAGCTTTTCACTTGCCTGACGGGACATTTTGTAGATTGTTTTCACGTCGCGGTACTTCGCCTCTGCGGACAATGACACAAGATGCTTTGTCGCCATCGATGCGTGATACAGACGAATCCCAATGGGCAAGAGTTTGTTTTGGGACTGCTGGAAGTTGTAAGATGCCCTATCCAGTTCATAGGCCAGTGACTCATAGTTTGAATCGTATAGCTTGCTCATCGTATGTGCTCCTATTTGGCTTGAGGTTAGCTCCTACGTCCTTAACCTCCCGCTGGTATGCCGGGAGGCAGGACGTCAGGCGAGCGTGGCCCGACAGTAGCAGCTTCGGCGCTGCCCTGAATTGTGGCTATTCGTAGCCGTGGATCGTGTCGTCATGCTCAACCTCGATCCAAATTGCGATGTCGCTGTAGTACCGTGCATTGTCTGTGGTCCGCTCGATATACGCACCCTTGCCCAAGAACCGCGCCTCTTCTTTCAGCGCATCATCCCAATTATCGGTTTCCAGAGTGATCCAGCCACCAGCCATGCTCTGTCCACCCAGCTCATCCAAAGTATGTCCAACTTGATACTTTTTCATCCAATTTGCTCCTGATTTCATTTGGTTAGCTTCTACGCCCTCAACCCCCTGGCTGGTATGCTAGGAGGTTGGGAGCTGCTAGTTGTGCTGTTGGGTTCCGATGTCGGCCAATTGCACCCCTGGCGGTTACCAGCGGAAGAGATCGTCGTTCAGCTTTTTGAGAGTCCTGGCAGCGAGCATCCGCTCCCGGCGATCCAGCTGGCGACCAAGCTCGCGTTGGAGTGAGTCAAACAATTCATCAACCGTCCAGTCCTCGAAAGCCGCGTCGCGTGCCAGTAGCTGGATGATGCTCGCCGTGTCCTGCGTCTGCGTCTGCTCCATGATCTTTCTCCTTCTGGATGGTTGGCGTTCTACCAGCGCGACCCCCGGCTGGCGTGCCCAGGGGTTGGCTGCGGCGCGGGATGTGGCTAGTCGACAATCCAAACCGTCTCGTAGGTCTTGCCAGCGGCATGAATCAAATCGTAGATGTAGTCATCAGCCATCAGCGCAGGAATGCAGGCGTGGCGCAGCTTTTTGCAAGCAGTTGTCCACTCTCCGCGCTCATGTGCCTGCAGCGCGTCGCTCAAAAGGCTTGCTGTTCTGTTGTAAAAATATTCTTGGCTGGTCATCTTCCTGCTCCTTGTTCGTGGTTGGCGGCTGCTCCTGAATACAAGTACACATTAAACAATTTATTCACATGACGCAAGGAGTATAATCAACATAATGCGTTTTTATTCCACGCCACGCTTTTCCACAAATCAGTCAAAACAAAAGCGATCCACAGCAAGTCAAACTGTTTTTTTTGCGTGGTTGCACATCGAGTGCCCGGTTTTCGCCCTTTGATTATCTATTTTTCGTGTGCTGAAACTGCTGATTTCCGATGTGATCCTATATGGTTAGCGCACAGCTTTCAGCCAATGTTCCAACTTTCAAAGCGTGACGCTTTCGTTCCTGCGCTGTACATGGTTTGCGCGTGCATCGCCACTGGATCCGTTTGGCAACTATCTGGACCTGTTTGGCAACTAAAACCTCGCCGAATCGAGCCTGCAGCCGTCTGGACAGCCGGATGGAAACTGTCTGCATCCGTTTGGAAACTATTTGAGCCATGCGCCTTCACCCCTCCCCCGCAAGCCAGCTCCATCGCGCTTCATTCAGCACCCCCCCTATAGCTTCAACTCTTGTGCATTGGCTCGTATCCGTTGTCTCGCCTACCCCACAAACAGAAACCCCCCGGAGGGGGTGTCAAGCCTCCGAGGGGTCTGCGATACCGAAGTATCAAGTCCGTCCGCTAAGACGGAGATGCCAAGCCGGGGAAAGGGGACCGGCTGGCAAACTGTATGTCATGAGCCGAGCAGCTCTATCGTTCGAATGAGCCCTGGTGCCGAGTATGCACACCAGACAAACCAAGGCCCATTTGATTCCCGTCGATCACAGGTCAGTGTCTCCCCAGGGCGACCCGGCCTACAACGGTCATCCTTCTCGCTCCATCCTCGCGGATCATAGCACGCCATCTAGAATTGCGACTCCTCATCAAGCCTGTCCCAGGAAGTTTGTTTACTTTTCAGGGAACAACAACTTCACATTCTCAACCACTTCAATTTGTGCCCGAGCATCCCTTCGTTCCGTTGACGTCACCACTCAAAAAATGGATACCTTGGTATACTTCGACAGCATCTCTTTCAGCATCTCTTTCAGCATCTCTTTCAGCCTCTCTTGCACCATCTCCTCGACGCCCACATCCTTCCTTGGAAGATCGTTCCAATGCTTCTCTGCTTCCGCTTGGGTCGATCCAACCGGCCCGGCCATCCCGCACGCACTACAAACTGCGAACGCCACCGGCTTAGGGCTATGATCGAAATCGACTTCTCTAGATGCCTCTGTCGCCTCGCAATTAGGGCAATTCTTTAGCGCCATCTCTCCACCTTCTTTCTCCACATCGATCAGAGATTGAGAAGCTTGGTAATAAGCACGTCGTTCGCAATCATCGCTTGATTCATTTCACCGCCGCTATTACTTGCCCGCAGCTTCGCAACGAACGACTTGAGCGCCGCAACCTCAGTGCGAGACAACGAACGAGAGTGTAACCAGTGCTCTTCAAACGCCTCGTAAGCAGCTGGCGTGATCTGTTGAACGATGCGCGCGCACGCTTCCGCATACTGTCGAGTCTCCCATTGAGCATGCTTGGTGAGGCGTAACCTCAACATCTTGAGCAAGTTGTGCAAGTCGATTTGCCAAATACATTGTGTGTATTGGAACACCCCGAGCACGGATCGAGCAAGCTCTTTGGAGACGCCCTTCCCAAGCAAGTTCGTATAGCACGCATGCTCAGACGCACCCATGTTGCGAATGTCATGTTGCACGCTCGCAATCAACACTTTCTCTTTGTCCGTCAACTCGTGCAAGCCTGGCTCGGACCCTATCGACCCGATAGCATTGATCACACGGGCATCGTCCGGCACGTAGAACTCAGGCTCTGCCTTGCTGTAGCGCAATGACTTCTCGTTAAGTCGAGCCGTGCGATGTCGCACCCATTGACGAGCAACGAAGATAGGCATCTTCATCTTGAACGAGAGAATCACTTGCTCAACCGGCGAAGTGTGCCCGACCTTCATCAGATTCGAGACGAGCTTGATGTTGGCGGCACGAGAATGATCCTCGTCACCAAACGATTGTCGCGCCGCAATCGCAATCGATTGGTCGTCCCCCATGAAATCGTGAAGCTCGACGAACCCGTGGTCGAGCACATCGATTCGCTTTCCAATGAATAGCTCTCGCTTTTCTGCAACAGTCTGCATCTCTCAACTCTCTTTCTCCACGTCGATTTTAATTGCCGGGACTTAAAGCCAGGAGCCGCGCCCACGGACTTCCTGGCCTTATAGCCTCGGTTCCACGCTTTGTGCAGGATACGTCGTTTCCGATAACAGGCGAGAAACGGTAGCATTGCCCAAATGGGTCCATGGCGACCACTGCAAATTTCAAATGGAAAGGACGGCTGGAGCTTCCCCAGCACCTCCGATTATTTCGAGCGGCTAGCCATTATTTGGCTACGTCCCCAAAAACATGGCATCCCAACTGACCTGACCACCTTGCTCGCCAGAGCCAAAGTCAAGCCCGTCGAGATGCCGCGTTAGCCTAAGCCTTCTGCAAGCTCGCGGGCTTTCACCCACTTACCTCGGGCAGAATTCATCATTCCAGTCCCACTGAAGGCTCAGCTTCATACCCTAAGCAAGAACCGCGTCGTCAAAAACGGTTGCTCCGGGGTTCTATCTCACCACTGTATCCGATGCGTGCAGGTGCGGCTCACATCGATCACCGTGATTCGACTCTTTCCGATTTATTAAGTTTTCAAAGAACCTAGCCATCGCCGAACTTCATCGAAATCGTCACATACAAAGACTTCGACTCACCTAGCAGCGCTGGCTAGGAAATCCAGATCGAGATGCCCCAAGTGCTTGTTTGGGGACAACAGACAAAACCACAACTGCAATTTGTTTGTTGGAATGGGACACCACTCTCCAGAAATTGAAACGTAATTGACTCGCGAATCCATTCTACTCGAAGCACCAGAACTGTCAAGGAATCCAGCTATCAATTTTGCTCGACACAACAAGTCAATATCGCCCGCTCAGGATCTCCCATGCAAGCGCCAGATCAGGTGGAGGGGCACTCGCGGATTTTCTTGATCGACGGCTTGAGAATCGCCCGTGCTAAATCATGGCAAAGCTTCTCCACTCTTCGCAGCGGCTCGACGTAGATAGATTCTCTTTGGTAATTCTGCTCACAATCAATCGCTGCGAGTGGCCATGGGTGGTCGCTATCTTCGCTGTCCTCAATCAATTGCTGTTTCAGGTCACCTTTTTTATACCCATTAAAACGATCCTTGTAGGAGGCGAGCAAATAGAATTCTGCACCTGATATCCCCATCTCTGTGACATC